TCCGGGCGAGTACCACAGGCGATTACTATCGTTGGTTTGGGCATGCTTACATAATAGAACGGCCCGGACTTTCGCGCAAGGGGGTATTTTGTTAACTGCGACCCACATGACAGGTGTATAGTATAAAAAAAAAAGAATTACAAAAGGGTTAATGCAAAATGCAAAGACCGACCACACCCTCCGGGTGGGTCGCCTTTAACATAATTCGACAAACCGCAGAAGTACGGGACGTTTAATTAAGTAAGGTACCCACCATTTTTGAGCATGGTGACCATGTTGGGGTGGATTCGGTAATAGGTTGGCGGTCGACCCGCGCTGAGATGGGGAGGGGCTTCATCCTTGGGGACAAGCTCAAGACAGCGAGCTAGGAGGAGATCTTCTAGGTGTTTGGCGGCGGTCTGGCGGGTGAGGTCAGCAGCCTCGAAGAAGTCTGCGCTGGTGAGCATCTTAGTACCAGCGTTCCATGAGTCGATCATCTGCATGAAGAACTGTCTGCGAGGGTTACGGATGTTATCAAGGGCGATCTTCTGGAGGAGAGCAGGATCACTCAACTCCTCCTCTCCCCTCAATATACAAAGAGCCTGTGCCATCAGCCATATCATCTTGGCTACCCTCGCTGGGCTCTCCTGCTCTGGCGACAACACTACCCCGTGACCCTCATAGGGATTACGGATCACTGAGGTTCGAGCTTGCGCGGTCAGGACAGCCAGATGTACACAGAGTTCCTTAGTCTTGGGACCAGCGAATGGTGCGCCCTTTGCCATTCTCATTGTCGCCAAACGATTAACTTGCTGATAAGCATCACGGAGAGCCTGCTTTAGCGCACCCTCGCCGCCTGTCTGATAGATAGCGGCTTTGGCGATCACTGAAGCTAGATTGCTGGCGCGGTATTGGTAGCGGATGAAGCGTTCCCCTAGGTGAGATTCCATCACATGATACATATCAATAGAGGGAGTCATCCCTACAATCATAGTTGCCTTGCCGGTCTGGTTTTTCCCCGGCCATTCGACATAGCGGCCATTGCCATATGCCGCCGAGATGTAGCCATCATAGACCTCCCGTAACTGCGCATAGAGATCGCCCTTGGAATGGTGATTGGTCTCCAGCAGCGTTCCCAGATCCTTCACCACCAGCGTGGGTTTGGGACCAAGCTGGAGTAGCAGACTGGCAGGCTTACCCGATTGATCCGGCATCCCGCTCAAGAGAGTCTTTTCCGTCAGCTTCGAGAGTAGCTTGGTAGCCGGGAATACATCCAACGGTTCCAGCGCAATCGTCTTACCGCTCGATGGTGGTGCGATTAGCATGAGCCAGACAGGTGGCCCTTCTAGGCGATTGGCTATGATTGTGGCGAGCAGAACCTCTGCTACCTCCGCATCGTAGCTGGGCATGTGAGTTGCTACTGCAGCGCGTACTGAATCGATAGGTGCTTTCATCTTCCCTCCACGGAAGTGAGAATCGGAATTGTTTGGAGCGCGGTGGTAGGAGTGGAGGAGTGCGCTGAAGACCAAACAACTCCGATCAGGTTAAGACAGGGTTGACTCAAATTGCTCTCGGTGATATATTTAGGGACATGAAAATTATGCAGCCTCATGAAGTGTGGCTTAACACCCTCCAGCGTGTCTGTAAGAACGGCCCTCACACCCCTACAAAGATGCGGAGTGGACAATCTAAGGGGCCGATCAAGATGTGGATCTGTGACTACTGCAGGAAAGTTGAGCACACCACGATTAACCATGCTCCGGTTTGTGCCGGTTCTACAAGGACGATATTCAGATGACTGACTCAATGAGCAAAATCTCCGAAGAGGAGAAACAAAGAAAGCTAGCGTACCTCCATACGCTGCCCGCGAAATCCGCACGCACCAACATAAAGGATCTGCCGCGTTGGGTCAAGATCGCCATCGCCCGCAAGGAAATCCTCGGCTACACATGGGCGGAATGCCTTGAGGACATTGACCGTTCGCCCTCCACACTCGCAGATTGGCGCGCCTCGCCCGCCGCGCACGAGTACCGCGCTCACCTCCACGAACTGGCCGAAGACCCTGTCGCACTGGGAGCCATGATTCTCCGTGCCGACACCGCTAACGTAGCCATCGACTACCTCGCCGCAATCGAAGCCGCCAAGCGCGCAGGCGACTATCGAGAGGTGAGGATGGGGCTGAAGGATCTTCTCAAGACCCAGAACCTCATCAAAGACTCCGATATGCGGAGAGATGCTGGGGTGATGACGATTAATGTGACGCTGGGCGGAGGACAACTCTTAGATGCGCCAGAGATTGTCTCCTCCTACTCGATCCTAGAGGCTGAAATTGTCGAAGACGATTAAGTTTGAGCAGGGCGATGATACATGGAAAGAGCTTCGACGCCTCGCTACCGTCCCTATTCCCGGCAAACGCTCCGCCCTCTACTTCCTAGCCTCCCAGATCTTGGGAATGGAGCCGCTCATCCCCATGACAATGAGCGCTCACTATTCCATGTGCCTCTTTGCGGAGCACGCCACCGGCATTCCAGAGATTGATAATGCAAGAGTACAGCTTATTCAAGTTCCGAGGGGCTTCGGGAAGAGTGCAATTGTTACGAAATGCCGAACCATTCAAAGACTTGTATCCCGGACAGATTATTCTGTTGGAATCGCTAACGAAAAGCAAGATCTCGCTAATGCTTTCTTGGGTCAAGTCAAACTGGAGTTTGAACAAAATGAACTTCTCCAAGCTCTTTTCCCGGAAGTCATCCCCAGAGACTTCCGCAAAACCACATGGTCCGCAGATCGTATTGTGCTTGAACGAAAAAAACCCAGACCAACTTCTCCATCTGTGCTCGCGGTTGGCGTCGGGGCGACGGCCACAGGAGTCCACGTTGATGAGTGGCTCGTTGATGATCCAATCTCCCAAAACGCAGCCGAGAACGCTCTCCGGGGAAGTTTCTCTGAAATTGAGGCAACGAACAGATGGTTCAACCGTTTGGAACCTCTACTTTGTAGCCCCAAGCGAGACCCAATCACAGTTATCGGAACTCCTTGGTGGGTCGGAGACACATATCACTATCTAGAAGGGAACGAGCAGGAGTTTGGATTGTGGGGCCACGGCGAGCCTCTCCAGACGTATGTCTGGCAGTTGACCCTTCCCAACGGCGAGACTCAGGAAATCATCCTGCATCGTCGTGGAGAGCTTGCCATCTACAGGCGACCCGCTATCCACAAGGGCCGCTCTATCTTTCCTGAGCGGTGGACCGTCGAAGAGCTTGAGATGATTGAGCGTCAAGATCCAATCTTCTTCCAAGCCAACTACATGCTTGCCCCTGCCGAGGGCGGCGATGCAGCCTTCCGCTATGAGTGGCTCAATGAATATCAAATTGAAGGGAACCGTAAGAACATCTTTTTCCGTGACGAGCAGGGTCAGCGCGTTGTACAACGCTTATCGGAACTTACCACTTACATCTCAGTGGACCCTGCATTCTCGGACAACCGATCTGCCGCAAAGACTGCCATTGCTGTCGTCGGGACAGACGGTAACCGTCTCTTCTTGTTGGAGGACTTTGCCGAACGGGGACTGGGTCCAGATGAGCTAGCCTTCAAGGTCGCTGAATTTGCCAGCCGCTACAAGCCCCAGATGATCCTCTTGGAGACTATCGTAGCACAGCGCGTCTTGCTGGAACCAATCCGCCGCGCACTTACCACAGCCCGACTCCATCCCATCCCTGTCATCCACGAGATCCCCTCTCACGGGGCCAAGTCAAAAGAACTCCGCATCTACGGACTGCAGCCTTGGTTCCGCGCCGGGCAATTCTATATCCACCCAACTCACACCAATTTCAAGGCGGAGTATGGGAGTTTCCCGCGCGGAAGCCAACGCGACTTTCTCGATGCACTCTCCTTCCAGATCATGCCGTGTTGGGAACGCATGGCCGGATCAGCCGCACAGACCAAACAAGACACCGCTGCTCTAGAGCAAGAACAGAAGGATAAGCTTCTACGCTCTCTATCTAAGGGTGGAGGCTATTGACACGCGCGCGCGCACGCGCTATAATACTGCCATGATCGACGCCAAAAATCGAGCACCCGACTCCGTCCGCATCACCGTCCGCGACGGCAACTCCTGCCTGATCCACACCTTCGAAGATGTGGAGATCCAATTCGGCAAGCACTGGCTCCGTGTCATCAACACGAGCGGCCACCTAGTCTATGCCGTCCCCACCTTCGAGGTCATCTCGATCCATGCTATTGACGCAGACTAGCGGCCCCCATTATATTGCGGCACCGGGATCTGTCACCGTCACCGGACCCAACGACGGGAAGTGGTTGACCCTAGGCGACTTACGGAGCGGGGACCAACCAACGACCACTAGAGCTAGAATTCCACGCCCAAGGGCAAGGACTCCAATTATTACCGCCTACTATTGCCCCTTGAATATCCAAACCCCTGCCTAAATTAGGTGGGGGTTTTTACTTGACAGCATAGCTACCTTTCTCTCATCATAGTACGTACTTATCCCTAGCTAGGATACTATCCAATGGCTGCAAAACGCTACCCTCAGCAGGGCACTAATAATGCTGGTGCTGACTCCTTCGATCCCAAAGGTTACCCCGCCAACGCGATGGGTCCGTCTGCTAATATGGGCAGTCCCGGTGGTGGTGGTTCTCCTCAGTTTGATCCTCGTAATGGTTTTGTACAAGTGGTATCTCGTTCTGGCACCGGTAAAATTGGTGTGCCAACCGCGCTCAAATGGCGCTGGGCTGGAATTGGTATTGACTCCTTCAACGTCATTCCATAATGCCACAAGAAAAACCTAAGAAGAAGAAGCTTGTAAGCTCTGTTAAGCAATCGATTTGGAAACGGAGTGGACAGGCTCTTGAGAAGCGCACAAAGCAGGGCGCTCGTTACGATGATCACCGTGCTGAGGAGCAGATTTTTGGTGGTGGACTTCTCAAGATGTGGCGCGAACAAGACCAAGAACGTATTCGTGAGCATACCAATCGTATGATTAGCCTCGACAATATGAAGCGGCGCACACAGCAACTTCCCCGACGCATATCTAAGAGAAAGTAATGCCCCAAGTACAATCAGTTCAATGGTCGAAGGGTCGCCAAGCTGAGTTTAAGCGCTGGTTTCATCAGCAGTTATGGAACACCAAGGGCGATCAAGCTGAGCTAGTTGAGGATTGGAAGGGCTACATTGAGCAATGGCGCTCTAAACTCCCCTCTGGTATCAAAGAGTTCCCTTGGCCCGGTGCCTCTAACCTCCGCTTCCCCCTCACCGCCATTCATTCAGATCCTGTCTACGCAGATCTGATGCAGTCTTTCCATGGTGCGCCCCAGTTCTGGCATGTCTCTCCCATCCACGCTCCAGAGCTTGTCCCTCATGCCAACGCACTTCGAGAAGGGCTCCAAGTAATTGACCGCGATTTCCTCCACCTTCGTGATGTCAACTCTAAAGCCTTCCTCTACAACACCATCCTAGGCACTGGTATCTACAAGACTCACTGGGTACACTCATCCAAGCGAGTCAAGGACTACGATCCCACCGGTTCTGGTGAGATCATTACCCGCCTCAAGACCACCTCCCGTCCATCAATCGAATATGTCCCACTCAATCACTTCTTCATCCCCGCCGATTCATGGGACATCGATCCTGATGCGCCAGTTGGTGGTGCGCAGTGGGTGGGACAGAAGTTCTTCTTGACCGAAGGTCAATTAAACGCCGCTGCAGTTTCTCATCCCGGTGGTTTCTTCCCATCCTACGACAAACAAGCGGTCAACGTTGTCACCAATTACGTAACCGACCGTCCACAAGAAGATACTGTTGATCAGAAGATTCGGGAACTTGATGACTTCACGCCGTGGCAGTCTGATCGTGCCGAATGTTACGAGGTCTGGGTTCGCTTCGATGTAGATGGTGATGGTATTGAGGAAGATGTCGTAGTTATCTGGCATCAAGAGACCGAGACCATTCTTCGAGCAACCTATAATCCCTTCTACCACGGCCAGCGTCCCTTCTCTTCCACCCGCTTCCTTCCCGGCTTCGGCTTCTATGGAATCGGCATGGCCGAGATCGATGAGTGGGCACAGGCTACCATGACTAAGCTGCTCAACGCGCAGATCGATAACGTCATGGTCGCTAACACTCGGATGTACGCAGTACCCCGTGGTTCCAACGCCTCTCCTGACGTATATCCCGGCAAGACTTGGATGGTTGGTCCCAACGAACAGATCGGTGAAGTTCGCTTGGGCGACATCTATCCTTCTCTCCCCACCACGATGGGCTTCATGCTTCAGATGGCTGAATCCCGTGTTGGTGTCTCCGATCTACGTCAAGGTAACATCACCGATCTCCCCTCTCGTACTCCAGCCGCTACTACTCTCACTCTACTCCAAGAGGGTAAGAATCGCCATGATGAAGTCATGGCTTCTATGCGGGTACCATTTGGACGCATGGGTACACAGACTGTCCAACTCTTAGCACAGTACTACCAAGATGACCCCGAGCGTTGGAATGACTACTTCAACTCCACTCTCGGTCAGGCTGACGCAGCGCTCATGTTGGAGATCATATCACGTCCCATCTCCGAAATTGCAGACACCTTTGGCATCGTACCAACTGCTGTCTCTGCCGCTGCCAACAAGGAAGCCGACAAACAGAACTTCGTCGGTGTCCTCCAGCTTGTCTCCCAGATCTACCCCCAGCTTGTCCAGACAGCAATGCTTATCGAGCAGGCTCCTCCGGGATCTATTGCAGCCCAGACTGCGCTCTCTGCATACACTGGCGGCGTCGAGCTACTCAAGCGACTGCTCGAACGCTTCGACATTCAAAACCCAGAACAATACGTCCCAGATCTACAAGCTCTCCAGCAAGCTGCTGGACCACAAGGAGCACCGGGTCAGGGTATCGTACCGGGTCAGCTATCGCCTCTTGGCGGATACTTTGGCCCCGGCCCATTCCAAGGGGGTGGGCGTCAACTTGGCTCTATCCTAGGAACATAACATGTTCACACCTCTGTGGCGCTGGATGACCGGCACTGTACAGACTAAGACCGAAAACCTCTACGATCTTACTGACGAACAAATTGAGCAACTACGCTCTCTAACAAAGCAACCCGGATGGCGAGTCTATCTCACCGCAATGGACCGTCATACTGCATTTCTCGCAGAGCAGCTTCTCATCGGAGAATACGACACTCTGCTCGAAACGCGCGGCGTTATCAAAGGATACCGTGAGGCCGCGTACCTTGTAGCCAACCTCCTCCAAGCGAAGGACCAACGAGATGCCAGATCCAAATCCGAACGACTCGCTGTCGAACAGTCTACCGAACGAGCAAAGCGGCTCACCCGCTACACCCCCTTTGCCTGAGCAGCCTCATCGCTATTCAGCCGAAGAAGAAGTTCCTGCATGGGCTGTAGGAAAGACTGCAAATGAGGTCATGCAAATGACATCCAATCTCATGGAAACTCTGCAGACCTATGATCCGCCAACTGCTCCGCCTACCTACATGAATCAATATCCGGGGCAATCTTACGCCGCCCCACCTCCACCCGTAGCGCCTCCGCCGCAAGAGCCGCTCCAATCTCCCGATCCCGATCTCGCTCTTACGAATGCCCCTGAATATCAGCGCCGCCTCGATGCCTACATTGCAGCACGGGAAGAGCGTCTAGTTGACCGCCTCTCCTCCCGTCTTGAAGGTTATATGCAGCCGGTCAATCAGACAATGGGAACCATTGCGCGATCTCAGATCGCTAATGATCCCAAGTTCTCTGATGTGTTCAAGCGCTACGGACACGAGATTGATCAGGAGTTCATCCGCAATGGAATCGCCACCGCAGCCCGCACTCCCGAAGCTTACCGTATGGTAGCAGAGATGGTGCAGGGTCGTCACTGGCGTGAACTTGCTCATGAAGAAGCTGCCCGCCTTGCCGCTGGTCAAGCTCCCGGAACTGTTCGCTCTTCTCCCGATGGTCAAACTTTTGCCTCTACTCCACAGGGTGATGCGCTTGATCAGATCTGGGATACAGATGCTGAGTATTTCAAGAATGCTCGCCTCCAAGGATTGACCAAGTCCGATGTACGCGAAGCCGCGCAACGCCAAGGACTTCCTATTGACAAGTGGGTTAAAATGGTAACCAGTGCAGACGTGTTCGTAGCACCAGACGGTAAACATGTACAGATGCGCCGTGTAATGACAGGAGAGAAGAATGCCTAACAAACCTCTACTCTTTGGAGTAATCGAAGAGGAAGACTCTTTTGTTCCTCGGCGCATTCGTGAAAAAGTTGGCCCCGACTATATCCCCGGTTATTCCGAGCAAGTCATGGCTAATGATCTCTCTGACTCCGCCATCATCTCTCATGATGTTAAGGACAAATACTACCGTCGTGATTTCGGCACAGGTCCGGGTGAACTCTTATACGAATTCAAATGGGTTCGCGTCACTGGTCCGAAGGGTGAGTTGTCTCACTCTGCTGACGAAGACGCCTATCACTATACAAAGCAGGGCTATGCGCCCGTAGTAGTGAAGTCGAAGGAAGACTTCAAAGATCAATTCGGCTATGGCTTTCCGCCTGCTGCGCGAATTGGTCCCGATGGAATGATCCGTCACCGCGATGTTGCACTGTTCTTTGTAGACAGGCAGACCGCAGATCGCCTCGAAGATGAGCGGATGGCAGCTAATCGCCAACTGCTTGGCCACAATCAACCCGGTGGAGAACCTCCGAGTCAACTCTATGACTTCGATGAAGAGGATCACTACACTGAAAAGGTTGATTCAACGCACAATTATAACTCTTGAGGTAACTCATGGCTATTCTTCCTGCCTATCAGTTTGGCGGGGGTGAGCCTCCGATCATCGAGTCTGCAGTTAGTGGCAGCAAATTCTCGCGGGGCTGCGTCCTACAGTTTGTAGGGTCGAAAGTCTCCAAGCAGAATACTGTCGGTGCAGCGCTCGGTTCTGCAGATCTTGGCGCGGTTGCGCTTTGTAGTTCGCAGGATTCGATCAATGGTTTGATCCCTGTCCAGATCATCGCACAGGATGATGTCTTCTTCGCAGACGTCGCCGGTGGTGGTACCTACGTTCGTGGTGGCGAGTATGATCTACTCGACTCCGGTGGCGAAACTAACGCCACAACTTCTACTAAGACCGTTCGTCTGGTGTGTGTTAAGAGCACTGATGAAGTCCTTGGGCAGTCTAATGCCTCGCGGATTCTCGTCAAGTTCATTGCACATAGCGGCGTGGTTGACCTGACTTAAGGAGACTGACTAATGCCTATGACCGCTGGTCAATTCAGGCTGCTCCTTGAGCCGGGCCTGAGCAATATTTGGTTCGATCCCTACCCTCTCGCTCCTTCTGAGGTAGAGGCTCTCTTTAACGTGCGCGATTTCCAGAAGGTTACGGAAACCGACGCGAAGATGACGGGCTTCGGTGACCTCCAGACGCAGGACGAAGGTCAGGGCATCATCTATGACGAGGCCATTCCCCCGATCACTCGGGATTATGATTTCACAATTCGAGCCCTTGGTTATAAGATCACCGAGAAGCTGCAGGATTGGGAACTCTACGGCCAGATTATGAAGTTTGAGCAGGGGCTCCGAGAAGCCGCCGAGTTCGACATTCAGACGTATGCGTTTGCTCTTCTGAACAACGCTACTAATACGAATGTTTCGGCTGGATTCGACGGGTTGGCTTTTGCTTCGACTGCTCATACCCGACTCGACGGTGGAGCTACACAGGCTAATCGTCCCACTACGCTGGGAGCACTCAGTGTCTCGACACTGCAGACCGCTATTACCCAGTTCAATAAGTGGGTCAACGATAGAGGCCGTCCTATTGTGACGCGTGCGACTACGTTGGTTGTTTCGCCTGACTTGGAGTTCACCGCGCACGAGATTCTTGATTCGCAGTTGCGACCGGACACGGCCAATAACACGGTCAACGTTCTTAATCGCTACGG